GCGGACGTAACGCGACCGGCAGCGTCGGTCAGTTGCTGGCCGTAAATCGGCTTGTTGGTTGTCGTGCTGCTGCTGCCAGAGAGACCCATCAGCCCAGTTCCTTCACTATGCGCAGTTGGTGCGGCTCAAATCCGCGCGACTTCAAAACCTTGGCCCATCCGGGGCGGCTTTCGATGCAGGCGACGTGGCAGCCCATCTCGCGGGCGAACTCGACCGCCTCGTCAATCAGCGCCAGGATGCTACCCATCGCCCCGCAGGCGAACATTCCGTGCAGTTCCCTTGCCCCGCCGGGGTATTGCTTGATCTCGAACCCGATGATCGCATGATCGTCGGCCAGCAGCCGGATCGCGCCCATCCAGACCCGCTGATCCACCCATGCAATCGGGTAGAACCGTTCATCCAGCAGGCTTTGCACTTCCAGATGGTGCCGCTGATATGCGGACCAGTGATCCACCTTCACGACACGCGGACCATGATCGCAGAACCCGTGCGGTAGTATTCGCCCACCGCAACGCCCCCTGCCGCAGCCGCCGCGTCATCGGCATAGTCGGTCAGGTTGGCCAGCTTCAGCGCGTCCAGCGCGGTTTCCAGCGCCTTTATGCGGGCTTCGTGGTCCTTGTTAGCCTGTGCGACCAATCGCGGCCAGTCGGGGCGGTTCGCCGTCTCCGGCACGACCCTACCGGGCACCGCCGGCCTCGAACTCGAACTCCATCCCTTGCGCGTAGGACCATTCGGACCCGCCGGAGATCGCCCAACGCGGCTTCATGTAGCGCCCGGAGCAGCGGATCGGCAGAATGCCACTGGTCCGCAGCGCTCCGGCGGCCTTCACAATCCCGGCATCCCCAAGCCGTGCCCGCGTATCGACCGAGACCGACTGCCCCTCGACTGCATCTCCGACCGGACGAATGGCCCTGAGGCGCGTCACCCGCCCCGGAACGAATTGCACGAACGACAGCTCAAACTCCGCGTTGAGGGTGTCCCCGGTGAACGTGCCCAAGGCCCCGTCACTGACCCCGTAAAGCTGCGGAGACCCACCCGAAAAGCGCGGATCGTCCAGCGAATAGGGCATGGCATCGAGATCGGGATAGGAGGCCGAGACCGTCTCAAGCCCGATGGACGAGGTAAACCCGGAGAAAATGCCCTGAATCGAGAACTGCCCATAGGACCAGCGGCGCAGTTCGAAATTGTAGACCCAAAGCGCCCCCGGATTGCCCGGCACACACCAGAAAACCAGTTTGTTCTGAGGATCGACCGAGGCGAAAATGCGTTCGTAGTCGTCCCGCGCCGTCATGGCCTGGAACGTGCGGTCAACCTTCTCGGAACCGATGGGGACGAGGCTCTGGCCGTCGTCCAGCGCCATGAAGCCACGATCCGACAGGAAGAACACCGTCCGCCCGACCTGCACGATGGACGCCTTGGACGCGCAACCCACGTTGGGGGTGATTTCGTCGTACTGGAACGGTGCAGTTGCATCCCCGGTGCGCGTCATGCGCATGATCCGCTGGCGCTGGAGAATAACCCCGTACTCACCCCCTGCCAGCCCCATGACTTCGCCGCCTGCCAGCATGGGCTGGATCGTCGCCCCTCCGGTCCCGGCAGGGTTCCAGTCGGTATGGTCGTTAAAGCCTGAGGTGTAGATCCCGAGAATGTCGCCCACGTCCTGCCCGATGACGACGTAATCCCCGACAATGGCAATGCAGGCCCCGGCAGGTGCGCCGGTCAGGTTTCCGCTGGTCCCGGCATTGAGATCGACAACCTTGGTCGCCGTGCCGTTCACCCCGAGCGCATAATCTCCGAATTGCGCGAACCGCCAGTGCCCGGTGATGGACAGGCCGCTTTCCAGTACGTCCCATGCGCCGCTGTTGTAGCGAACAAGGCCGCTGTCAGTGCCTACCAGCAGATAAGAGCCGCCGCTGGTGGCCGTCATCGACACACCGCCCCGGAAGTCGCCGGGAAGCGCCTCAGAGGCCGCTGCAAGGGCGCGCAGGGGGCCGTAGCCGTCCGTCCTCGGGTAAACGTTCGTCGCGGTCAGCAGGCCGCCCGTATTGACCGATTGATCCGGGGTGTATTCGGGAAGCGGGACAACCTGCTTCACGGCACGAATACCACGCGCGGGACAAGCGGCCCGGCGAACCTCTGGCGCATCAGGTACGCCTTGGCGCTGGCAAGGGCTTCGTCCCACAGGCCCTTGAACAGACCGGCGCGCTCGTCGTTCGCCTCATAGCCGTGGGCGAACATCAGCGAGCCGTAGAAATAGAGATCAGGATGGGCGGTCAGCAGGGCGTTCGTCGGGGTTTCTTCGGACAGACTGACAAGTTGCTGCTGATAAAGCACGGTGATGCTCGTATCGAGCGCCGGCCACAGGCGGATCGAACCGCCTTCGATGGTATAGCCATACGGCTCGGAATAGTCGGTCGGCATGTTGAGCGCCGCTGCGGCCGACATCTGTGGCAGGGCGCGCGTACCGTAGACAACGCGGATCAGCGTTCCGCAGTCGGACGGCAGCGGTCCAATTCCGCCAGAGGTCGTAACCGCGTCCGTAGTCTCGCTGAAAAATGGCGCCAGTTCACGCCGCATCCGGGCTTCGGCCAGCGCGATCATCTGTTGCGCGGCGCCCTCGATGTCGTCCCGGTCCAGCCAGTCGTTGATCGCCGCAACGAGGTCGGCGTATTCATCGAGCGCATAGCTGGCGCGAACGTCGAAAACCGTCGTCATGGCCGCACGCTCCTAGAGAATGATCCGGGCGAGGCCGGGCACCAGATGGCGATAGTCGGAGTCCATTGCCCGCTTCAGGACGCGCTTGCGCATGTCGTCATCGGTGGACCAGATGTCCAAGCCATCCTCGACCAGCCACTTGAGGCCGATAGAGGCCGGAATGTGCGCGACGTGCCACATGTCCGAACGCTTGTCCGGCGCTTCGGCACGCTTGTTTTCTTCGATGATGGCCGTCTCTCCGATCCCTTCGGAGCGGATCTGGACCGTGCCTTCATCTTCGTCCGTGGCACGCATCCATCGGCGGACGCCATTCCACGAACCGTCATCGATCAGTTCCCAGTCGGTCATGGAAACCTCATGTAAAAGGGGCCGACCCGAAAGCCGGCCCCGATCAGTTGTTACGTCAGGTCACGGACCACGCCCGAGGCAGCCTCGTTGAGGCAGCGCAGGGCAATTTCGGTGCGCAGCGCCTTGCGGGTCGCAAGGCCGGTCTGGGCAAGGTCGAAGGTCGTCAGGGCCTCACCGACCGCAACATCCCAGTATTCCGGGTCCACGATCAGCGCATCACGAGCCGAGGCGAAGCGATCCGGCACGAACTGGATCTCACCGAAGTCCGACACGTAGATGTCGGCGCCGGCAACGATCGTTGCGCGCTTGTTGCCGGTTTCGCGGCGCTGGGTGGCCAGACCGGAGAACGCGGCCTGGTTCTGCTTCTGCGTGCCGTTGGTGATGACAAACTTGGGATTGCCACCGGCAACCCACACCGACTGAAGCACCGTCTTGAGCAGGGCTTCCGTATAGGTCCGCTGCGTGCCGTTGGTGGCCGCCGCAACGATGCCCGCCGAAAACCCGCCGTTGGCCGGCGAACCCGCGCCCGAGAGCGAGGTGTTGGTCGTCAGCCACGCCAGAGCGCCCGCCGTCTGACCAGCGGTGCCGGCAGCAGCGGCCACCGAGGCATAGTTGCCTGCGCAACGCTTTTCCATGTCAGTGCGCAGTTCACGGCCCGACTTCATCAGTTCGCGCGCCATTTCCGACTTGCGGCCAGCCTTGCTGGTCCACTCGACGGTGGTCGAAGCGCCCACGACCTTGGTGAAGATCTGGGTATGCGTACCGACGCGGGTGGTGTTGGCGCGGCTCGCGTTGCTCAGGTCATCGCCCTGGATCGCGTAGTTGTTGGCATTGGCCGCCGCGAGCGCGTCGGTCTGCCATTCGGTGTAGGTGTTCGATGCCTTGCTGCGCCCGATCCCGTTGATGAACGGGGTGTCGTCGGGGAACAGCTCGGCAATCTTGTCGTCAAGATCCTCACGAACGCCCACCCGGGCGACGTTCTGGATGGTGTTGCTGGGAACAGCCATGGTGGAAATGTCCTTCTGGTGCAGGCCGCAGCCCGCGAAGTGGGAGGGTCAACGTCTCGCGACGTGGATGGAGAAAACCGGCTTAGAGGTGGCCCGAAGCGGTCAGGAACTCGGCAAAGGCATCAGCCTGCGCCGTCTTGGTCGGCGCGGCCTTGACGCGCTGCCATGCCTGGTCGCTGTTCGCCGCCCTGGAATTGCCCTGGGGTGCGGCGCTCGGACGAAGGGTCTTGCCTTTGCCGGCACGAACCTTCTGCATCTGCTTCGCTATGGCCTTGTCGAACCGTTCGGCCTTGGCCTTCCATTCGCCGATCTTGTCGAGCGCGCGGAAGTCCTCGGAGCCGGCAACCTGTTCGAACTGGGCGGGGTCCAGACCAAGCTCATTGACCAGTTCCAGCGAAGCCTTGACGTATTCGTCGCGGGTCGCTGCATCGGCCAGCTTGGGCACCGTCATCAGGTCGGCAACGCGCGACTGCACGTCGATTCCCTGCATCCGGTTCTGGGCCTCCACGCCGAGCGCTTCGATCTGCTGTTCGATGGTGGCGAACTGGGCAGCCTCGAAGTCGTACTGGGCCTTGGCGGCGATGTATGAGGCGGGGTCCGTCTGCGCGAGCTGCGGTGATGGCATCTGGGGTCGAAACGGCTCCATGAACGCCTTGAGCTGGGCTGCGCGCCTCTGGTCGGCCTGCGCTTCGGCTTGCGCGGCTGCGGTCTGTGCAGCGCGTTCGCGTTCGGCGGCCTTGGTGGTGGCCTCTTGCACCTGCTGGTTGCGGCGGGATTCGCTCGCGGCCCATGCCTGCTGGGCTTCCGGGGGAAGCTGCGCAAAGACCTTCTTTTCCTCCGCATTCAGGCTGACGGGAGCGTCGATGGCCGTTTCCGGTTCGTCTTCCGCGTCGTCCTGTTCCTCGCCTTCCTCAAGCTCAAGGTCGCCCTCATCGGGTTCGCCTTCGCCTTCGGTCGGTTCGGTCTCGTCCTGTTCGTCGTCGCCGAACAGGTAATTCTCGAAGTCAGCCGCCTTTTCGCTCGCACTCTGGGGTGCAGGCGCGTCAACGGCTTCCGCAGATTGCGGATGGGCCATTTCATGCTCCTGGTGTTGTGCCCCGACGGGGCGGTCTTAAATCGACTTGATGAGCCTCATAGCCGCCATGCGCTCGGCTTCGTCGGCCTTGTCCTTCGCAAGGCGTCCGGTGGCGACGATGGCGCGCACCTTGCCTTCCAGCCGGCGCAGGTTGCGGTCGGCAGTGGCCCAGTAATAGATCTTGTCCGTATCGGACGGGTCCAGTTCGGCGGCGGCCTCGAATGCCTCGATCCGCAGTGCCGCGATCATGTCGGAAAGTCCGCCTTCCTCGCGATAGAACGCATCCCACCGCATGGCGCGTTTAACCGCGTCGGGGCTGGCCTTGAGGCGAGCCTGTTCAACCGGGTTCACGTCCAGTACGCGGCACAGCCACAGGGCGAAGCGGACGAGGAGGTTACGCATCCCAGTATCTCGATTCCGGCGTCAGGGGCTTCCACGACCACCGGATCAGCCCGTCAGTATGCTCTGAAACGGAGATGAACTCGGAGAGTGTCCGCTTGATGTAGTCCGCGCTCGCGTAGTCCTTGCGCTGCTTCGCCTTGATGACGGTATTCAGCCCCCCCTCTACCCATGCCTCGTTGATGATGGCGGGCAGGGCCACTGGGCGAATGGACAGGGCGGTTTGCTCAAGCATCGAGTGCTCCTCCTTCGCGGAACTTGCTTACGCCAAGGTCCGTCTCGGCCTTCATGTGCGCCTGATAGGCAGCAACCTCAGCCTGCTTGTTCACCGTGTAGATGGCGATCTGCGCTTCCTGATCGGCCTTTTCCCGCGCCAATTGGGCATCCAGTTCGGCCTGCTGGCGCTTCTGGTCCATTTCCAGTGCGTGCTTCTCGCGCATCGCGTCGAGCGTGGCCGCCGCCTTCTGCTGGTCGAGCTGCAACTGCGCCCCGGCGCGCTGGCGGTCCAGTTCAAGCTGCGCCTGCTGGGTCTGCATATCAGCCTGAACCTTCACCATGGCCGGATCGGGCTTTTCAGGCTTCTGGACAGGCTGTCCATCAGGACCAATCTCCGGCGGCGCGTTCGGATCGGTGCAGAAGTCATCTCCCTGCCCAAGCCCGCAATCGCGCGCCATGCCGTCGAACCACTTGAATACGTGCTCAGGCCCGCTCATCCCCTGCGCCACGCTGGCCTCAAGGGCGCTGGCAAGGGCCATGCGGTATTGAATGCGCTTATCCTTGGAATTGCTGCCAAGGCCGACGCGCACGACAATGTTGATGTCCTCGGGCCACGTCTTCGGATCGATCTGGCGATACTGCCCATCGACCTTGACGTTGAATGCCTCGCCCTCGGCCCGCATCAGGCGGTATTTCTTGACGAACAGGCGACTCACCGTCTCGGCCAACTGCCGGGCAATCATTTCCTCGCCCTGCTGGCCCTGCGCCTGCATCAGCGCCGTGCCCGTCGCCGTCTTGTTCAGCGCGTCGGCATCAAGACCCTGGTTAAGCCGGGTGATCCCCGTGCGGCTTTCGCGCTCCCCGGTAAGCCACTCCATCGCCTGAAGCGACTTGCCCACATCAAAGCCGGTCTGGTACGGCTGCACCGCCGCAGCGCCACCCTTGGCCCGGATCGGGCTGCCGGGGATCGGCGTCAGGATGTCGTTGTACGTGTCGGCATCGGCAAGATCAGTGTCCACGATAGGCCGAGGCATGTTGGCCAGAGCCATGCCGTCGAACAACTGCCGGGCGACGAACGAACGGGCAAGCTGCACGTCCATGACCTTGTCGGCCAGCGAATAGCCAACCATGCGGTGCGGGCGAGGGAACGGGCTGAACACGCTGAACGGCTGATCGTCCACCGTCTCGATAGACAGTTCGCCGTCCTCGCGCAGGATCTCCGTTCCGACGCGATAGACCTTGACCCGCTCGGCAATGCCGTCGTTGTCGATATCGATCCGCGCATATTCCTCGCACAGCAGGACCATCTCCAGTTCCGGCTGCGAGCTGTCACGGAGCGCGTTGTCGAGTTGCGAACTCTCGTTGTAGCGCCAGTCCGTCACATCGGTCCATGCGGGGAGCGCATAGACCTGATCCCGGTCGAACCCCATCTCGACCAGTTCGGAACGGGTCTTAGGCTCATCGTGGCACAGGTAATCGGCCACGTCCTCATGGCGGGCGTTGGGCGAGAACTTGAACCGCTGCACCGGCACGGCATAATCGACAAAGCGGGTGATGATCTTTTCCCGCTTGATCTTCGCAGTAACCGTGCCGTCGCCGTTGTCCTGCACATCCTCGATGTCCAGCCCCTGCTCTTGGGCAGCGACAGCCAGCTCTTCCATGGTCGCCTGCACCGTCTCGCACGAAACCTTTTCCTCTGTCTCGCGGACGGTCTTGAACACGCCAATCTTTTTCAGCAGGCCATCGACCAGGCCGTCGTGAAGCAGCCGGGCGCCGTCCTGCTGGCGCATGAAGTTGTAGTTGATCGCCGCCGTGGCATCATCTGCGGCCTGTTCGTGCTCTTCCTCGGTCGCCTCGAACTCCACCACGCGCTCCCCTGAAAGGAACGTGCGCAGGACAGATTGCGTCATGTAATCGATCGATTCCTGCACGTCGGGCAGGATGATCTGCGAACCGCCCTCACGCGCCGGGAATGTCGAAATGTCCGCTTCGTAATACTTGAACGCGACCGTCTGCATGGTGGCGAGCTGGTCGGTGTAATTCCGTGCCGCGTCATACTCGCGCGACAGGATCGCCGCCAGCTTGTCCGGATCGAACGACTGATCGGCTTCGGGCATTTCATTCATACCATGCCCCTTGTCAGCCTGGAAAGGTCGAGCTTGCCGACCGATGCTTTCTCACGATGCGCCACGGCGAAATACCGCGCGGCGTCTGCGTAGTGGCTGGTCCAGTCGTGCAACGGTGCCACCCTGAACTCCTGCCGCTTCTCATCGAACTCGCGGCGATACATGCGCAGCGCCTCGATCCCGTCCCGGCACTTGACCGCATCGAACCAGCACGTTGGCAGCAGCATCCGCACCGCCTGAATGCCGTCGGCAACGGGGATGTTCGGGCAGACCGTGACCTTGATCCCGAGACCTTCCAGCACTTCCTTGCGGCTCTTGCCGGTGCCTAGTTCCCGCACTTCCACGTCATGCGGCAGATAATGGTTGCCCCACAGGTAATCGCGTTCCTGGAGCCGCTTGGCATACCAGTCGAGACCGACCCCTTCGCCCTTCAGAACGTCGATTGCGCGGGTTTCGCGTCCGACGCACTGCCAGAACCAGACGACGGTGGAGTCCGCTACGCCCAAATCCCATGAAGTATGCACCGGAAGGCGCGGGTCATAGGGAACAGAGGTAATCCGCTCATCCGCCTCGGCCGCGTTCATTTCATGGGCGTAATAAGCTCCCTTAACCGCCGCCTCGAAACTGCACTCGTATTCCTGCGCGTATTCGTCCGCGCTCATCATCTTGCGCGCGTCGTCCAGTTCCTGCGGTTCGATCAGGCCCGTCTCCGAAGCCTTGAGCATCAGGCGCGTCCACTCCGGATCGCCGTCCGCCGCCAGCCAGAGCTTGTGAAACGTGTTCTTGCCCTTTGGCGTCCCGATGAAGCAGGCCCATCCCTTGCGGTCGGACAGCGCCGGGCGAATGACCTGCGTCCAGATGGTCGGGTCCATGTCCCCGAACTCGTCCAGCACTACCCCGTCGAGGTAGATGCCGCGCAGGCGATCGGGGTTGTCTGCGCCGTAGATCCGAATGCGCTTGCCGCCCGGCAGTTCGACCCACAGTTCGCTTTCGTTCACCTTGGGCGAGAGGAAGGCCGTGTATTCCTTCAGATAGGTCCAGGCGATGTCCTTGGCCTGGTTGAGCTGCGGGGCAACGTAGGCAAAGCGCGGGTTCGGGTCCGTGCAGCGCACCGCGCCCATCACCAGCTCGTTAATGTGGCTTACCGTCTTTCCCGCGCGCCGATGGCAAACACCAATCGACCAGCGGGTCTTGCGGGTGTGAAGCGGCTTGAACTGTTCCCGCACCTCATAGGGTGAGGTCAGTATGACGCTATCCATTGAGGCCCTTGAACACCACTTCCGCGACGACCTTGCCGTCATGGTTGGCGTTCACGTCGAGCGGGAGAACCTTGCCCACCAAGGTCATGAATGAAGCAGGGTTTTCGCGGGACTGCTGCACAAGATATTCAACCCCGCCAGCATCCCCGAGGGCCTTCAGGATCATATCCTTCAGGGCGGCGGTATTCTTGTTCGGGACGCCCTTCTTGCGTCCGGGGCCGGGAGTGCCCTTGCCGATTCCCGCCGATTGTTTATCGGCCATGTGTTCCTCGCTTTCCCGGCTCCGCAAGCGGTGGGCCGGTAGTGGCTGGGATTATCAGATGCCAGTGAAGCCAGTGGCGCAGACGAACACGCCGCCGGTCACAGCGGTGAGGGTAACGACTTCCATCAAGGTGTTGGCAGTGCCCTTGAGGGGCGGGTCGAACTCGATGGAGGCAGCCTGACAGCTATCGATCGCCGCAGTCTGGAGCTTGCCGCGCCACAGGACAGTGCCGGCCGCACCATCGCGGATGGCAAGTTCCGTAGCGCCGCCGAGCGTGTCGTGGGCGATGGTCAGCGTCTTGAGATAATTGCGCACCGAAGCGCCGGCAGCGGCCTTGATCGTCACTGCCGTCGTGGTGTTGACGATCCCGCCAGTGGCAGCCGCGTAGTTCCAGAAGGTCGAGGACAGTCCAGCCTGAATAACCGCGCCGTTGGCATCGCCGCGCTGGCGATCCCAGGTCGAACCGTTGTAGAAGCTGTTGAGGCCGAAGGTCACAACGCCATTCTGGCCGTTCAACAGGCTGTCCTGCGCGCTGTTGATGATGGTGCTGAGGTTGGTCGTGCCGCCCGATCCGTCCCCGAGGACAACACGCAACAGACCCTTTGAGGAAAGCTGAAGGTCGCCACGCTGGCCGGTGGTGAGGGTTGCAGGGGTCGTGTTGAACACGCCGCCGGCCTTGACCGGATTTCCGCTGTCGGCCGCGCCAGAGGCCACATTGCCGGTAGCGACGACGCCGTTGGTCGTGCCGGGCGTGGTTTGATCGATGGCAACCATGCCACCACCGCCACCAGTCGTAACCAGTGCGCCAGCGGAATCGACGCGCAGAAGGGAAAGCTGGCCATCGGTCAGGGTCGGAGGCGTTGCGCGGTACTGCGCTTCAGTCAGGGACATGGCAAAGGCTCCTACGCTTCACAGCGTTGGCTGAGGATCAGGTGCACTTGGAATTTCGCCCGCCGCGCATCGCACTGTGCCGCGCCCATAGGTCTGCGCGTCTGCTGTTGTCAGTGGTGGGGCGGGCTAGGCCGGGGAGAGGGTCCGGCCTGTCT